TATATATCTCTCTACAAATTCAGAATCAAAACTGAATGCTTTATTGCCCGGCTCTAATGTGCCTAAATCTACGTCAGTAGATCTATAACGAGTGAATATGGTTTTAAAGGTTTTGCCATTAGTAGATCTGATGCGCCATTCTATAAGATCAGAATCCTTAATTGTCGGTAGAGCCGCCCCAGTGAAAACATTAAGAGTCTTAAACTTAATTAATAGATCATTATCCAGGGTTAAACTACTGTTTACTGACTTATTGACAGCATCTATGATATCTTTGGTTTTAGGTAGACTCTTTGATTTAAAATCCTTAGGGATGGCCAGCGATATAAGTTGCGGGCTGTCAATTTCTCCCTCATCGAAACTAGTAGTATTGAAAACAGTAATACCTATATCCTTTATTAAATCTTTTTCAACTTGTGAGGCATTAAAGATCCATTGACCTTCGGCGGTTCCGTCAACCGTTCTACCTAGGATATTCACGCTTACTATTGAATCGTCTTGTAGGTACTCAGGACTTATAACTTCTATGGTATCTGTTGTTGTCGCATCAGCAAAGGGAATGTCTATTTCTAGAGTAGTCGTTTTGACATTTACTATCCTATAGAATGTGGTAAATGAAACGCTGTCGGGCTTAATAAAATCGCCGGGTAAGAAAACTTCGTTAAGACTTACCTCGGTTGTCGGTACCGTAATGATTCTGGAACTGTTAGTGAATGTGCCTGATAGTATGCTATTTTTTACTGCGGCCTAGGTTAAATTCTACGTCGTCTTCGAATGTTAATCCACATCCGGAGGAACTATTATTGATAGTAAAGTCATCGGCATTAACTCTACGAGAGCCAATGAATACTTCTTGTATGGGGCGTCTGACAGCAGTCGTTGATACGTCGGGTTTTAATACCATGTTCTGTTGAAGGACCACAATATTACCGGGGGCCACTGTTTTTATTTCTAAACGCTCGCCAGTGTCTGTAAATTCTAGGAAATCTCCGCCGAATAGGCCCTCTGTGGAGTCAAGTTTTACCCTATTGAATTGAGGTACTTCTAAAATAGTATGTGTTACTCTCGCGCATATATGTCCGGCAGCTAGGTATGTTCTATTTCTAAGGGTAGATCCCCTAGTTGGTACCAATAATGCCGGCTGATTTGAAAAGGCAAATTCTGTTTGGTCACTCAATGTAATAGTAAGATCGTCTATGACATCTTCTACCGTAAATTCCTGCGTCCCGATAGTTATTGAGTCTCCTTGCAGAACTTCCGTAAGGAATATAGTTCCGATACCGTTAAGTAAAACTTCGTTAGCCACCGCTGTGACTGTCCCGGTAAGAGTTATTCCATCAACAATTTGATCTATAGACTGACATTTCAAGCCATCAACCCTGCCATATATTCGGCGTTTAAATTGGCCCTGTACAGAATCTGAAACATTATCGTCGGCTGTATAAGAAGTGAGGCTGGGAGACTCTAGTAGGTTAAATATCTGATCTTTGATTTTAAATTTAATATCTAACCCGTCAAAGGTTTTATTAGTTACTTTACCTCGATAGATAGTTCTGGCTTCACTGGGTTGAAGGTTAGGGTTCCAACTGAATATTGTAACATCCTGATTTTCAAATATAAGAGTATCGAAAATATCATCAAGGCCGCCATCTTGATTTTTTATTTGTAAAGTTCCTTCACCAACTAAACTGGTTAAAGATTGGTTTATGCCTATTTTGTGTTTATACCCCGGACTAGATATGATACGCCCCTCATAGTTTACATCTTCCGAGATATCCTGTAAGTCATGTGATAGTTGGATGCCTTTATCGGCATAGAACAATTTAAAGGTTGCTATAACTTCTACAGTATCCGGGGCTACATCGCCTATAAGTCTGGTAGTTAAGGTAGAGGTTTCAATATCATAATGGAATGTACCTTCTACGACTTCTCCAGCAGTATCTACCTTAGTAAGATCAGTATCATCTTGTTTTAACTGTTCGACAAAGGAGTCGACTACCTTAGAAAATATATTAGACACCGGGCCTGTAAATACGTAAAGCCTCTTCTTAGCTGTTACGTGAGCTAAGGTAATCTTTTCTGAGGATGCTGCCGAAATAAATTGGGCTCTGTTGCTTATAGACATATTATATTTCCTGTATATCTACATAAGTAAATCCCGTAGATTGTTCTAATGTCTGAGATACTCCACTATTTTGCGCAGTAGCTATAGATATTGTATCTCCTAATGCTAATTCTACTAAAGTTGAGCCTCTTAAGTCTACTCTACCAGTTGCCGAATACACATCATTTGTATCTAATCTTCTAAAAAAAGATCCATTTTTTAATATTTCCGTTTTACATATTTCACCATCATCAAAATTTACGTTGGTTTCATATGGCGTTGATATACTTATTTTGTAGATTGCTTGTTTTGGTGACGTAAATAGCCACCCTGTCCCCGAACCCGTTACCGTTTCATGAGTATCTATAACTTTAACGTCGAAATCAATAACTGTTACTACAGTTCCACTACCAAATGTTTTCGATGTACTAGAAGACGATAATTCATAACTTGCTACTATATTAGTTACAGATATACCTTCATGTAATTCGGCAGAATCTCCGTCTTGTAATGATAGCTTATCATCGACAGTTACTACAGATCCATCAGACTGATGAGCTAAAACCTCATGATTTAAATCTACGCTAGGCACATCGCCATTCCATGTTGCGCCTGAATCCAGAGAAACCTGGAAAGTTCCTGCATGTCCCGCACTACTATATTCAACTCTGATAGCTCCTGTGCCGGTAAGATTAGTAGCCTTAAACACATAATGATATACGGTAGCATTTGCTAAGCTGGCATTGGTAAAAAACTCATAATCTTGAAAGGCTCCGGGGGCCGAAGTCGGAAGTGATGTTACAGTAACAGTATGACAGTCTAGATCTACCCCATCAGGGTCTCCCGCGGAATCTGCCTGAATGCATATATCAAAAGTCCCCGTTACTGCTGCGTCTCTAAATAATTTTAACCTAACCTTTTGAAGTTTACCCGCGCCCGTAGTTGTAAAGCTTTGTTCTCTCCAACTAAAAGTATCGGCTGCAAGTAACAATTGGGCCGTTGTGTTTACCGCACTTTGAGATCCGATAGTTACAAGGTTTACTAATTCAACCCGCCTGGCGATTACTAACCTATTATCAGTCTGTACGAAACTGCCTACAGCTACAGTATTAACTGTCAATACGGTAGGAGAATCTGTGCTTTTATTTACATCAACGTATGCCACTTCTCCATCAGCTAAAGCAACGCTTTGTGCTAATATTGAATTCCTGTTATCTAAAAATGGGGGATGTTGAATAAATGTAATATCAGAAAAGATAAGATTAGAACCATCAAAGGATATTTCTCCCTTAGAGACCAAAGAAAGGTTAGCGTTTTCTGTATCTGCCGCCATACTCGATGCGGCCCATTCCGTTTCTCCATCTACTCCTTTTGAGGTAAGGACATGCCCTATTGTTCCTTCAGTTCCATCTTTATATTTAAGGCTACCTCTAGAACCCCCCGCACTTGTTCCGGGCTGCGCGATAATATCGCCAGAATCGCCAGTACCTGCCGTCTTATTTCCTGTTAAAAGATAAACGTTTTCTGTCGGGTCAGCGTTTGCTCCAGAATCGTTTGAAGTTTGCACTGTGAGGGGGATATCTGCCTGTGTTCTTATTAAAAAGCCATTTATTGATAAAATGCTATTGCCTAAATCTAAACTACCTGCCGCACCACCGACACTGTCAGTTACGAACACCCTATCAATATTAGCAAACTCAAAGGGTAATGCTATACTTCCAAGGTCTCTACTGTTTGCAGAGTCCGGTATGATATCAGCATCGACAGGATCTCCCCAAAAGTTGCCTCCTCCAGTAAAATCTGATCTCTCCCATATGGCCCCGCTGTATGTAACCCAATCTCCAATTCCAAAATCCTGAGAGCCCGAACCTAAGTCTTGAGTTCCTGCTACAGAAGTTCTAAATACATCTCCCTTATTACCCGTCCCATCAATTAATGTAGGGGTATTTGTTGTAGCGTTCCATACACCTTCGAATGATACGAAGCTATCCGGTATAGCATCTTGGGATATCTTGCCTGCCCCATCTAACCCTGGATAACCATTAGCTTGATCTTTTTCTGAAGTAGATTGTATAGTATTCCACGATGTCCCATCGTAATATCTGATAACATCGTCTGTAGTATTAAAGTAAACATTTCCGATGGCGGGTGCCCCTAACTCAGCAGCTTCATAAGCCGCATCGTCTACGTAGTCGATTAGGCCACTAGCTACTATATTACCTATAGTTGGGGTAGTTTCGGAACTCGCTCCATCTACAAAATTGACAATTCTCATATTGTTTCCTTAATAAGTATATTCAAAAAGTTCAAATCCTAACGGCTCTATTGTATCGTTAACTGCCTCACCGCCAGTAACTCCGGCTCCATAAGTGGGATAAAATTTTTGCTCGTATCTTCTAATAAGTCCGTAGAAATTATCAGAGTCAGTCACGTATCCATCCATGAAAATCTTTACCTGATATTCTGTATTAGCTTCTTTTCTGTTGTAATTAAGTTGTAGAGGTTCTAAATCGAATCTTAGTTGACCGTGAAAGAATGTGGCTGGTATAGCTGCATTAATTTCGGCGGCTGTAAGCCTGACCTCTTTAAGTATAACAGCATCTTTTAGTATCTGTAATACCATATCTCCGGCGGGCGGGGTACCCCATTTTATAATCCAGGGGCGAAAGTGTACTAACTGCATTGTCTTCTGTATACGAAAATTCTGTGTAAAGGTTACTCCATCAAATAATTCATCTAATACTAATGTCATTATCCTGCCTGGTTTACGCGCACGTTGGCGCTGTAGTGGTTTCCTCCGGAAGCATTCCACAAAGGAACGTCCTGTAGGTATCCATAGGTTGTTAATTTAAACTCTCCGTCGATCATGCCCTCACTGTCTCTATCTACAATCATCCAGAGAGATAGGCTTCTTTGGTGCCTAATAAACATTTCATCTAGGGTATTTTGTTCTGTCTTAGTGGCAAATTCAATGGCCCCACTTACAAATTTTGTGCTGTTTCGTTTATCAATGAAGAGTTGGTCAAACTTATTGGCCGAGGTTGTAGAGTTATCTCTGAAACCGTATCTAAAGGATTCGATGCTCAGGTTCATTTGATCTAGAGTAATTCTTTCTCCTATGAAGATATTAGAAAGTTCAACAAAGACTCCTGTACCAGTTAAGGTTAATTCTACAAACCGATGAGTTACTGGAGTTATAAACTCATATCCCATTAGATTCGGTGCCGATAGAGGAATGGGTGTAACCGCAGAGCCACTAAAATCTGTCGTGAGAGAGGTTCGTACAGAGGCTGTTGTCATACCTAAAGTTCCGTTAGTATCTCCGTGAAGGGCTATAGTGTCGATAGTCCTGGTCTGCCCGATGTCGAAGACTATTACTACATCATTTTCTAGGCTTCTAAATTTAATGGCGGTTGCTTCATTTTGAATATTGGTTAGAGGAAACTGTGCGTTCTCTGTGCCGGTAGTTAAACTTAATACTGAATCATCTGTAAGATTCTCTGAAAGAAATGATAGATTGCAGGCCATTATTGAAATTCTCCTAGGACTAATCCGTTAGCAACCTGTCGGGATACAGTATTACCTACTTCTTCTCCATCTATATTTACGGTGATATGAGTTACTATCTCTTGTTGCGTACTCTGGCCCGATCCGTTAGCCATACTGAATAATTGACTTTGTTGTTGGCGAGTAAGTATCATCTCTCCGGTATTAACTCCCGCTTGTAATTTATCCCCAGTAAAAGAATTTCCTCCGACTATTCCGCCTTCGGCAAAGTTACCGGCACCGGTTATCGCAGTGGCAACAATGGTTGCTGCTTGTATTGCACCTTGAAGTTCAATTGCGGCAACCGCTGGGGGGGCAAATATCCCCAACTGGGCGACTGCCTGCGCTGCTCCTGCCTGAGTGTTTATGATAACGCTTGCTAATGCAGCAGCTTTTGATATCAAGAATCCGGCCCTTGTTTCTTCCCCGGCAATAGCATTAACTAATCCTGCGGTATCTGATAATATACCTACTCGAGTTTTTGAAAGTAACCTTTCGGATTGTTCCTTTTGTCTGGCGGTTTTTTTAGTTAAAGCAATGTCGGCTTCTGCCGCTTGTTGGCGTACCTTAGCAAGTAAAAATTGTTTGTCGATTTCATTGGCAATAGAGTCTTCTTTAGCGGATATAAGAGCCTGTTGATCCCTATCAAGATTTTTCGTTAATCTCTCGAACTCAGAATCTTCGAATACTATAGCCGTATCTCGTTTAAATAATTCGGCCTGTAATTCCGCAATATCGGCTTCTTGTTGTAATCTTAATAACTCTTCTTTTTGAGTTTGTTGGAATTTTAAAAAGTCAATTTCACCTTGGCGAATCTCTTTAAGTTCTGCTTGTTTTCTTCTTTCAGCTTGAATAGTTTCTCGATCTAATCCTATCGTAGCTTTAAAAGCTTCACTTCTTCTTCTGACGCCTTCTTGTGTAACAAATCGAGTGAAGGCTATTTGTTCTTCTCCAATCTTTTGTGTGGCAAACGCTAATCGGAGTCTATCAATTTCTTCTTCTTTAAAGAATTTCTTCAGTTCTTTAGTTTTATCCTGTTCAAATAATTTAATAGTCTGTGCGGCATCCGATACTTTTTTCGCGGAGTCTACTGCTATTTTACCTATGTCGCCGAATGGGGCTTTTAAGTTATCTAAAGCCGTTTTCGCTCCGTCTAGTGGGGCGGGAATTCCCCGATATATTCCAGTGATATCTCCTATAGAATTTAAATGATCTTTGATATCAGGATCTAGGGTTTTGAATCCCTTATCTAAATCATCTAAGGTTTCTTTATACTGTCGGGTTTCTTCCTTAGCATTACTAAATCCGTCTGTTATGTCAAATAGAATCGCCCCTAATGCGACAAATCCTAATATTGCGAGACTGATAGGTAATGTAATAGCTGCCCACATGGCAACTGCCGCCGCAGCAAGTGCAGTAAACGCTCCGGCAGCGATAGCCGCTTTAAATGCGACAACGACAAGAGCTATACTAACGGCAGCCAGACTTGCGGCAATTGTTACTAATAATTTTTCATTATCGGCCAGTAGTTTAAAGAATTTCGTCATACTCTGTACGATTTCTCGCAGGATAGGCCCTAGAGTTTTAAATAAGGTTGCCCCTAATTCATCAAATGAGTTACTAAGTTTTATAATATCAGAGTCTAAGGTTTTTGCCGCCTTCGCCGCCTCTTCATCTAGAGCCGTTTTTGTTTCGGCTTCATCTCTAGCCTTTTTTATTGCGTCAGCCAATACTTCATGTTGAACTATCAATGGCGCTAGGGTTTTCCGTAATCTATCCTCTACAAATCCTAATTCGCTTAAACGGGCACTTAGTTCTTTTCCTTTTAAACCGGCAGATCCAAGACCTTCAGTTAATCTAGCAAAGGATGCGGTAGGGTCTTTTTCAAATAAATCAATAAAGGCTTCTTCTGTTAGATCGGATGCTTCGGCAAACTTTTTTAGAGAATCCCCACCTTCAGTAATTGCTCTCCCCATCTTCTCGAATACTTTTTGAATTGTCGTACCAGATATAGCGGCTTCCGATCCGGTTACTTTAAATGCGGTCGCTAAAGCTAATACATCTTCAGAGGCCACGCCAAATAGTGTTGTACCCTTTGCTACAGAAGTTGCTACTGCAAGAATCTGTGCCTCTGTGGCCGCGAAATCATTACCTAGTTTTGTTATTACTGACCCGAATTTATTGATATTCTCGGTACCGTTTTCTTTTAATTCTCCGGTAATTGTTAAGATTCTAGCGACGCTTTGTGATCCTTGGGTTCCTGCTATATCGGTTGCCAATTGTAGTTTCGCCATAGTTTCGGTAAATGCCGTTAGATTCTCTTGACCTTTAATACCTAGTTGTCCGGCGACGGTTGCTATCTCTAATAAACTTTTAGTTGCTACAGGTAAATCTCTTGATATTTGTTGGATTTCTCTACCGAAGGCGGCTGTAGCAGATTCTCCGAGTCCGGTAGTTTTAGATATTGCAACCAGACCAGTTTCGAATTCTCTACCCGCGTCTACTAATCCTCGAAGGCCATTAATGATTGTTGTAATTCCGGCAGATACTGCACGAGAGGTTATGTTACCTATAAAGGAAGACATTGCAATATTTAAAGTGCTAAATCCCTTGCCCGCTCGTTTACCGGCATTAGCTGCTTTATCTAATCTTTTAGTAAGAATTTCTGTGCGAAGGGCTGCCTGTTTTTCTCTTTCAACAGTAATCTTTAAAGCGGCATTCAATTTAGCTAAGGTAGCCTCTGCTCTGGCGGCTTTAATCCTTACTTCAATATCAACATCAGCGGCCATTTTTGTCCTTCTCTCTATCTTTCTGTGCTTTTCGTTGAGCGTCTTGTTCTCGCTCGGTATCTAATTCGAATAATGTTTCTAAAATATCTACCATCTGAGCTGGCTGTTCGGATAAACTTCCGGGGAACGGTAAAGCTCCTGCCTTGTTAAAAATATTCCCAGCCATCATGGCAAAATTAAAATGATCATATTCTGGATACTCTTTAAATTCTTTTGTGAATGCTAAATTACAACTTTGTTGTACTGTCCCACTCATAGTCTTCCGAAGATATTTGATGTCTTCTTCAGAACGATTCTTAAACATTTTAGGATCTATAGTTTCTCTTCGATATAATGAATTATATTTTGCTACCAGACAAGCCCTGTCGTAACTACTTAATGTTGAGATGTTTAAACAATTAAGATAAAGATACATACACAAAGAATTTAGCGATACTGTCTGGCTATCTACTTTTTTCTGGGGGCCGTTCTTTTTACAAACTTAACGCCTTCCATCTGTACTCCGGTTTCAGGGTCCATAAATTCCCCTTCAGGCATACCATTAATAAGGCCTACAGCTATAACACTAAGTTTCGCAGACTCTGGGATATTTAAAAGATCGTCTATATGATTCTCTTTTAATGCCCCGTCAGTCTCAAATTCTAATTCGTAGGTCTTACCGTCCCCTAATTTTAATCCTTTAATTCCCTTGATGCAATGTTTTAATGCCATAACTGCGGCATCCATTGGTTTACCAGCCATTACGCTAGCCTGCATGTCGGCTTTGATTTTATAATCTAAAGGACGTAGAGTTACAGTTACACTATCAATTTTTAATTCCCTGGTATCCGATACTCTATAAACTACACTCATATTGCCTCCCAACAATTAAACTCCGGCTGTTCCTCCGGAAAACAAGGTCAAGAGCTTTCGACTCTCCCTTGTGACCATAACGCCGAAGCGTCAAGGGGGGTTATTACATAAAAGCCATTTTCATTTCTTCATCAGTTCCACTAGGGCCTCTGGTTGCTTCGAATGCGATATCCTCAGTTAAAAGTCCGTCTTGGTCTCCTTCTCCTAATTCTTGTGTCGTACAATTAGTTAAAAGAATCGCAACTCCATTAGTAAACTCACCAGTGAAGTCACAATTAGCATCTAATATTGGATTAAATGCGGTGACAAAGATTGTATATGGATCGTTACACTTAAAGAACACAAATTGAGTCAAGGTGTCGTCAGTTTTATACGGATTAAAAGTTCCAGCTATCGCTCTTTCCGTGACGCGCGAACTAATGCGGCCATTTTCAGAACAAGTTGCAGTAACAAATCCTAGTGTATTTTCAACCGATACGGCGAAATCATTAACATCAACACTCGTTCCATTCTGAGTTAGACAAGCCCGTAACGCGATAGGCGGTAAGGAATCATCGTAATCGGGTACGAAAGGATTAGCCGTCAATGAACTATCGAAAGTCAATCCGTCATAACCGAAGTTTACAGAAGGAATTTGTCCTGTGGTAAAATTTTCAACACTCATAGAAACGATTTTAGTACCAACAGCGATTTCTCGTTTAGTATCCTCGATATACTTGGATATTGATAAACTAGGATGTCCACTATTAGCCGTAGAATATTGAGTGACCGCAGCGATTACAACATTATCTGCCGGGGCTCCTGCAAGGGCCTGTCCCAACGTTATGTTAGCAGAGCCTCCACTAGGATCAACTGCTGAAACCCAATTCATCTCAAAAGCTCCGGCTTCTTTTACCTGAACAATATCGAATACACTAAATCCTGAAATGTCTGCGTCTTCAATCTCAAGTTGCGTTGCCGAGTTACCTGCTTTTGTAGTAACAGCTGCTCGGGTTTTTTTACCACCTAACGCTGAAGTATACAAGAAATCTGCCTCCGGGGCGTCTCCTTCTACTTCTCCTGCACGAAATTCAACAGGCATAGCTCCCGATACGGACTTAATGCCCAATCGAGGTTGCGTTTTACCAATTGATCCCGTAAAAATATCTCTACTTAATGTCTCCTGGCTGCGCGTCATTTCAGAACCGTCTTTTAAAACTTGAACGTAACTCTTGGCACTTGTCGGTGCCTTGTATACGCCCTCGGTATCTTCAATTTCCACAGCGAAGGAGGTATTATCTTTTACAGCAATTGCCATTTAATTCTCCTTTATAAAGTTAGCCTATAGATTATATCTATATTTCCAGTGAGCACGGCCACTTTATCATCCAAAAATTCAGGACCATCTAACAAGAATATTCCTGTGTTAAGAATAACCAGAGGCAACCCTGCCTTAGTACTCTTTACTTTATTATTGAACCTTAAAGCTATCTCCTGTAAATCAAGATAAGCTTCGTAACTATCGGTATCACTGACACCGTCCTGACAGAATCCCGTTGTGAGCACGAATTGGAATGTCTGCGTATATGTTAAACTTTTATTGACTTCAGCTACTTCATTTTCGATAGTCACACCGGGTCGGACTCCGAACCTTTTATCATGACCAGAAGTAAACGAATTCTTTGTTAAATCTTCTAAGTATTTCAATATATTATATTCAGCACCAGCGACTGAGGCTAAGCACACATTCAAAGAATCCCGTATTTCCCTGGTTACTGACGAAGTGGCCATTATCTACCCCAACGTATTGTTTTAAAGGGCCGTTTTTCGTCTTTGTTAACTTGACCGTCGTTATTTTGGTCTATTCGGAGGCGACCTAAAGCGAATGCCTCTTTGTATTTAGCAGAATATTCCTCATATTTGGCCCAATATTGGTCCTCTACGTTATCTGATAGGTTAAAATATACATGGGCTATAGCATAATAATTAGAGGATTGTCTTAATTCATAGATATCAAGTACGTCCCATTCCGTAATATTTTCTTCTCCATCTTCCGTATTGT